TCAGCCGTTATAGGCCGAAAGAATATCAAAATCGTCAAAGGAAAAGGGGCTCTCGCACACCTGGCTTTCGTCGCTGCCGTCGTCCAGCGCGCCGAAGGAGACGTTTTCCAGGATTACTCCCCGGAGGATCACCTCCTGCCGTCCGGCGGAAGGGGTTTCCGCGTAATATTGCAGCGTCAGCTGGGGATATTCGCCCCCCGCCTTATACTCCGCCATCGCCTGTGCCAGGGCGGAGGTGCTGTTGTACCAGCTGAGGTTGCCGCTGCCGCTCATGCCCCGCACCGCGTTTCGGGTCATCCGCTCCCCCAAAAAACGCTTGCTTTCCTTGGTCATATCCACCCGGGCGTCCACCTTGCGGATTCGCAGGGCTTCCACCACCCGTCCGCCGATGGTGACGTACCCCTGTCCGTCGTGGCCGGAAGGGATGCTGCTCAAAGTTCTGTCGCTCATCTTGTTTCCTCCTTTTGTTCCCGGAGCGGTTGTCCGCCCCGGTCCTTCGCCCCGCCGGTTCTTCTTTGGGCCGGTTTTCCGGGGTAATTATTGTTTCTCCTGAGGGCGGGCCGGCTGTTCTTTCCACCGGTCCCGCCCTTTTTGCCTTGTCTTAAAGCTGTCCTTCCCGCCGGAGGGCTTCCGGTATTTCCCTTCCGCCCCTTCCGCTTTGAATGACCGTCTTCTTTTGTTTCTTTTCCTGACTTGGAGCCTTTCCCGCCCGAAAAATCCTGGTCGAAGCACTTCCCCTTCTCTCAGGTTAAAACCTGTCCGCCCCAAACAGGTCCCTCTCCCCGGGCGGGAATTTCTTCACTCCTGCCCCTTACTGGGAAACAATGGTCAGATACACCTTGTCCACCGTGTCAGCGGCCCGCACGCCCACTCTGGCCTGGATGCTGTCCCTGGCGGTCATGGGGGTGATGGTCACATCATCGGGAGAAAAGTCCTCGATATAGCCGGGGTCGCTGTAGTTCTGCCGCAGCAGCTCCACCACCATCCCCTTGATCTGGGCCCTGCCGGAAACGGTGTTGCGGATTCTCCCCACCGCCCTGGTATCCAGCAGATACCGCAGCTCGGTGGCGATGCGGTCCAGCGTCCGGGAAACCAGGCCCTTGCGGAAGTCCTCCGGGGCCTGTGCGGAAAAGGCGTGAAGGCTGTTCAGGTCATACAGCACCATTGCCTGACCATGGCTCCAAACAAAGAGAGTTTCTCCCGCCTTGGTCCGCTGCTCCTGCTCCTGGAGGGTCAGTCTGGGGTTGACGGCGGTCCAGCCGGTCACCGGGGTATGGGTGGCGCTGCCGGAAATGTCCAACCCCGCCAGAATGCCCGCCATAGTGGCGCAGGCTTCCGGGGCTGTCAGATCATATCCCGCCGTGGAGCCGCCCACGGTGGAGTTGATAATAGCCCGGCTGTTCCAGCTCCCGCCGGATACCACCGCCTGGATCATCACACCAGCCGCCCGCTGCTGCTCTACAAAGGCCGCCACAGCGGCCCGGGCGGTTTCATCGGTGCCGGTGTAAGCGATCACAGCATATTCCTTCTCCGGCAGCTCCGCCAGGAAAGCGGAGATGGCCTCGCTCTCGGTCATCTCCCCATCCAGCCCGCCGGTGAGGGTGGTAGATGCCGCCGCCAGGGTTCCTTCTCCCTCCAGGGTAATCAGACCGTTGGGCACAAAGTCGGTAATGGTGCTGATGCTCTGCCGGTCCTGTTCCACCCCATCCAGGCTGGTCACCAGGGTAAAGGGCGCCTCCTCTCCCGTCACCGTCACACCGATGCTGTTGCCCCGGACGCCGCCCCATACCGCCTTGGCCGTCACACCGGAAGCGATCTCCGCGGTCGCCTGCTCACCGGTGTTGAGCCGGTACAGCAGCAGGCGGCTGGCGTTTTTCACTACTTCCGCCGCCAGCTTCATTTCCAGGGCGGTCAGCGGCCACCCCAGGCTTTTGGTGGTGTCGCTCCCCGCCGTGATCTCATTCCATTTGTCACCCCAGCTGAGGGGTAGCGCCATCGCTACGATTCCCTCGCCTCCGGCGGAAGTCTGCCGTTCTCCGGCCTCCACTGCCACCTGTACGCCGGGCAAAATCATTTCGATCATTTTTTTCTCCTTTCTTTTCCCGCCGAAACTCCTTCGGTCCTTCTGTTTCTCCGCTTTTGAACTGATTTTCTATCTGAACATTTTGGCCAAACCTTTCCCGCTCCCAAAATGCAATAAAAGAATAAACTGCGCCCCTGCGGATCATCCCGTACACCAGCTGAACCGCCGAAATCCTTCCCACAAAGACAGCAAGTGGATTGTCCGCCTTTACCCGGACCTGTCCAGGTTATCTGGGCAACCGGCGAGCGGGCGATACTATCCCGCCGCCCCAGTCATAGAAACCTTCTCTCCACCCCGTTCCCCTTAACACTAAAAGGGACCAACCCAAACAACGGCACCCACTTTTCTGACTAGCCAGATCGCTCCAGCCACAACAACGGGTTTCCAAAGGGACGCGTCCCTTTGGCCGTAACTCCCGGTACAAACCTCCGCCCATCCTCCACTCAAAATAGCGGCACAAACGCCCCCCGCAGAAAGCAGCGAGCGGCTTTGTCCGGCTTTACCCGGGCAAATAGCGAGCGGACGATACTGCCCCCGTCAGACCAGGAGCAGAAACTATCCCTCCCGCCCGTTCCCCTTAAAACTGAAAGGTACCAGCCCAAACAACGGCAGGCATTTTCTCTGACTAACCAGATCGCTGCGTCCACAACAATGGGATTCCAAAGGGACGCGTCCCTTTGGCCGTACCCCCTCCGTATTCCCCTGCTATAGATTACTGTTCCAGCGCATCCACCTGCTGCTGCGCCTGGCGGATCACCGGTCCTTCTTCCTCCTCCGGCAGCTGTTCCGCCCAGAGGAGGACCTTTGCTGTCACCAGAGCCGCTCCATCCTGTTCCTCCCCGGTGATTTCGGATACCGCCATGGGAGGGGCATCTTTTCTCAGAGGCAGCCGTTTCAGGCCCTCCATCAGCTGCCGCCTTGCCTGATCCAGAAGGGCGGGAGCTCCCGGTCTTTTTCCCGGTTCCCACCGGACCGTTACCTGGGCGGCGTAGGCTGAGATGGTTTCCATACGCCGTGTTTCCGTCAGTTTTCCAACAGAAAGGTAACAGGCTGGCAGTGCCGGGGATTGAGCCTGGGGCTGAAGACAGACAGGAGTTTCCGGAAATCGTTCCGCCGCCTCCATGGCCACGGCCAGGCGAAGCCTGTCCCATAAGGGAAGGCTCTCTCCTGTCTCCAGCAGCCGGACCAATTCCGGCTCCAGAACTATATTTTTCGGTAACTCCATCTTCATTCCAGCTCCTTTTCTATTCACTCACCAGTACAGCTTCTCTTTTTCAGACCGTGGAGGAACACATTTTTCCTGGATGGATCTGATCCACCTCTATAAAAACCAACCTTTTGGGCCGCCGCTCCCGCCTTTTGCCTTCCTCACCCTGCCGGTTTCTTCTTTCTGCTGTCCTCTGTCTTCCCATGGGGTGATGTTTCTCCGCCTTTGTATAGAAAAACCGGCAGCGGAGCTTTTCTCCCCACCGCCGGTTTAGAACAGGTTCTTGTCCGGGACACTGCCGGGGCCTTTTTCTCCCTAAGCGGGCTGCCTTCCCCCGGTCCCGCGTAAAACCTTAATTCTCCTCAAGCAAAAGCATTTCTCTGACAAAAGAAGCTGCTCTTTCTACAAATTCTCATGCTCCACGGATAAAGGCTTCGCTTCTTCCCCATTTTTTGATTCTCCATACATTTCCAACGTCAGGGAATACCTTATCCACTAAACTCTGTTTCTCTTTTGTCTAACAGGATATTGGAAAACCTCTCAGCTGCCGCTCTCGCCTGGCTCCTCCGGGATGGGTATCACCTGGATTTCCTCCAGCGCCGCCTGAACGCAAAGATCATAATGGTGCACCTGTCCCACCATCCCTTCCACCCGCTGCCGCTGATGAACCACCTCCACCTTGTCTCCGGAGTGAATATCGCTTCCTGCTGACAGAAAGAGGGTATACCGTTTCTCCACCAGAGCGGGACCTGCGGTTTGCTGATGCCGCCCCATATTTTCTAGAGACAGATGGCAGGGCAACTCCTGGTAAAGCTGCTTCCACTGGCTCACCTGATTTTCAATTGCAGTCCGCCACAGGCTGCACCGGTCCCGGTACAGTAGCTCCAGACTTTTCTTCCCCTTTCCCAAAGGGGACACAGAGGCGCTCATGGCAGCCTCCGCCAGGGCCGCAGCCGTTCCAGCCCCCTGCTGACGGGATCGTCCTCACTGCTTTCCCGGAACCGGACAGCGGTGTCCCCCTGGGTGATAGAGACCGCATTCCCCACGGCGTCCCCGCCTTCCAGCAGCCATTGCCACTGGGCGTAGCTCAGCTCAGTCCAGATCCCTTTCATTCCCTGAGGCACCTGAGCGCCCAAAGGGATATTGCACCAGGCAAGCATCCGGTCCGCCGTCCAGGAAATAACCAGCAGCGCCGCCTGTTCCTCAGGGATTTGCTCCTCACCCCACCATCCCAGGGTCTTCCAGTTTTCCAGGATCTCCGCCACCTGTTCCCTCACATTTTCCCTATGTTCCGCCATGCTCATCTCCCTTTGGTCAGCCAGTATAGGCAGTGGACATGGTATGGACGTAAAGAGCAGCAGTGTCGTTGTCCCGGACAATGAGGTCGTGGTGGACCCGGTAGAAGATGTCGTAGGCGTCCGCACTCTGGTTCTGGTCGGGAGTGACGATCTTGGAGACATTGCGCTTGAGGACACCCTGCATGGCCGCCTTGTTTCCGTAGATAAAGTTGATGCCCTTGGATTCACTGGTAATGGGCTGATAGCCGCCGGCTGTCTCGCCGCCGGTGGAGCCATCCAGCAGTTTTACCTTAGACCAAAAACGTGCTCTGGGCACCCGGATCACAGGGGTCATACCATCCAGCAGCAGCACTCTGCGGTCAATGCCGCCGGTATTCTCCGCCACATCCAGGCGGCGGGCGATGGCGGTATCCCCTTTGAGGAGGGCATAAAAATCACCGGAGCAGAAAAGAACACGACCCTCCTCAGGTACCTCCTTCTCGTTGAGGATTTTTTCCGCCTCATCCAGCAGTGCCAGCGGTTTGTCGGAAGAGGAGAGGTCCTTTTCCACCACAGTACCCAGTGTTTCCTCCCGAGCGGCAGCAGCGCAGATCTCCATAAAGCGGATCGCATCCACCTCCGGAATTTCCCGTGTGCGGACATACTGGGCGGCCACCTGACGGAACAGGCTGAAAGCGGATTCGTCGTTGTCCACGAAGTCCACCCGGAATTTGCGGCCGCGGTCGTATTTAAGGGTATGTTCCTCATAGGTAACCGAGACACCCCCCTGGGCATAACCGGCATCACGGTCATAGGTACCGGCGCCGTCCACCGACACTTTGGGCAGCTTGATGCGGTTGGCCCCCACAAACTGGCGGGCCAGGGCCGGGCTGTCCAGCATAGCGGTAATCGCCTGCTTTCGGTACAGCTCATCCAGCACACCTGTGAACCGCACTGCCTTTTCTGCAAAATTGTTTGTTGCCATACTAGTTCCTCCTTGTTTTTTGATATTCCTTTCTTTTTGGAACGGTCTTTTTTGTGGATTCCGCCGCCCTCCGGCGGCCTGGGACGGGACGCTGCCGCGCCTGTTCCTTTTTACCTTTGGAGCAGCGCAAAAGGGAACCGGAAGCTTGGCGGATCCATCAGGTTTTCCCTGTACAGATCCGGCTTTTTCTTCCGGTCCCCTTTTCCACAATGTCAGTATAACTGTTTTTGTCTCTGCTTTCCTCTCTGTTTTTTATCCTTCAGGCCATTGTTTCCGATCCGTCCGTTCCAGGATATAGTCTACACTCACCTGATAAAAGTCCGCCAGCGCACACAGTACCCAGGGTGGGATCATACGCTGCCCGCTTTCATAATAAGCATAGGTACGCTGAGGCAATCCGATGGCCTTTCCCACCTTTTCCTGGGTCAAATCTGCGTCCTCCCGGAGCGCCCTGATCCGTCCATATCGTTTCATTCACATCACCAAACTTAGTATAGGTAAGAACAAATTGTTCTCTTGCATTTTAGATTATTTTGTTCTAGACTATACTAACGAGGTGATTTTCATGCCCGATTATCGGGAACTTTATGCCATCATGTTTCGTGCCACGGAACAAGCTGCACGAATTCTTCTTGCGGCTCAAAGAGAATGTGAGGAGCTGTACCTGGCCTCCGATCCTCCACCCCTGGAGCTTTTCCCGTCGGAAGAAGACCAGTCGGAAGAATCCTATCCTCCTACTCCATAAATATCGCTTTGCAGTTTTACTGCAATCCTGCCTCCTGCCTCCACTGTTCCAGATCCCCCGGCTCTGCTTTGGCAGGCTTTCCCGGCAGCGGAGGGGCCGGATTGCGTTCCTGCCGGAACAGCCAGCTCTGCTGCTGTCTCAGCTGTTCTACGGCTTCCTTCAATTCCTGCTGCGGCTCCTTGCTTTCCAGGAAGCGGTCCATATCCAGCAAAGCTTTAACGGCAGGTAAGCTTCTGCCGCCCGCCTCCGTCACCAGCTGGGCCAGCTGTCCATCCAGTTTCATCCGGGCCAGCTGTTGATTATGGGCATTCTGCTGCTCCTCCATCTGTTGGCGGAGCACCGCCAGCTGCTGTTCCAGGGCAGTATAATCTGCGGCGGAACGCATCTGATTGCTTCCTTTCTCCGTCAGTTCTTTTTTCTGCGCGGGAGTAAGGGCAATTCCCATTTCTTCCAAAATTTTAATGATTTGTTTCATTTTTCCCTTTCCGCCCCTTTTTTCTGATGAAACAAAGGGGTCTTTTTTTCTTTGTCTATTTTTGATTTTCCAGCCTATATCCTCTAAAAAGCGGAAAAGATATCGGCTTATGCATTCAGACAATCATCGTGGAGCTCTTTCGCCTTCCTGGAAACGATAGCTGCAGGGCATCTTACTCCCCATTTCCTCACAAGACATTATCCGTCTTTCATCACACTGCACGACTTATTTTCATGTCTTTTCAGCCTTCTTCTCGCTCCTTGATCAGTTCCCGTTCCGCCTGCCAGTCCTCCACCAAAGGATGAAGCCGGGTTTTACTCTCAGGACTGAGGACCTCATCCGGCGTCTTGACCAGTATATCCGCCACCTCGGTATCGTTGCGGGGTTTATTTCTGGTCCAAAGCTGCTGTATAACCAGTTCACGCTTTTCCCCCAGATACTGTAAGATTGCCCGGGCAAACTCCGCCAGTGCGGGGCGGAATTCTGTTTCCATCAGTCCCGCTTTCAGCTCCAGCAGTGAGTAGAGGAATTCAATATACACCCCGCTTTGGTTTCCTGTCCGCTCGGGGGCGGGGTCCACCGCCATAGCGGTCGCGTAAAGCTGCCGGGTCAGCATCTGTAAATAAGCGGCTCGGGCCTCATAGGGGATTTCGGCTTTGAGCACCTCCACACCGCCGTCACCGCTGACGGAAAAATACTTTTCCAGCTTGGCCTTATGGAGAACACTCAGCTGCCTGGGCACCTCTTTGACTGTACCATCCGGCTGTTCCACATAGTCGATGGAGGTGGTCTGACCGTCATAATTACGGATGACGAAGAGAATTTCCTGAATATCATCCAGGTCATTGGCCATACCGGATAGCACCTTATCGATGGCATCCACCAAAGGGCGATACAGCAGCAGATCCCCGGCACGGGCCTCATTGTTGGGGAATTCGATGAAGGGCGGCCTGCCATAGCGGTGGGGCTGCACCTGTGTCACTTCCATCTTGTCCCCTTCTCCCACCAGTACCGTAAGCTCTTCATCGGTCCAAATCTCGGTGCGCAGAGGCGGTATTTCACCTGGTTTGAGCTGCTCGGCAGGTGCCGGCCGTACCTGGCGGATCACCGCTTTCAGCCGGGGACGGATGCTGGTGGGGTCATACACCGGTGTGATCTCCAGCGGATCAACAAACCAGTAGCCAAAGGGCTCTCCTTCATCGTACCAGTAGCAGAGCCACCCCCGTCCCGCGTTGCTGGCGTCTGTCCCCAGCTGTCGCAGCACCTTTTCATAGCAGTCTCCCAGACATTGCCGCACCCGGGCATTCAGTTCAGCGCCTCCCCCCTGGAGATCAAACCGGGGCGGATAAGTGAACAGATATCCCACCTTCTGATCCACCAAAATCCGGTGCCAATTGGCCGGAATACGGTTATCCGCTGTTCTCAGAGGATTTTTCCCATTGTCCCGCTGCCACTGGCGCATCCATTCAAGTCCCGGCATTCCCCGCCGGATGATGGATGATCTGCCCTGGTAGTAGTCCATCCCCCGGGCCGCCTGCTCCAGAAAGTCCCTGCACGGGGGCAGATACTCCTCCAGCAGGTCCTTCGCCTGTTTTAATTCCATCTTTTTCTCCTTCCCTTTTTAAAAACGGACCCCACCGGGCCGGTCCATCACCGTGGATACAAAGTAACGGATATCATCCATGGCATGGTCATGTTCTTTTCTGGGCCGGTCTCCGGGGGCAGTCTCATCCCATACATACTGTCCAAACTCCCGCACAGTGTCCTTGCAGCACCGCTGGAAGAGCAGATTTCCCTTTCCCAAAGCTCCTGCCACCCGGCGGATACCATCCACCACTTCATTGACCGCTTTCGCCACCGGAAAGCGCCCATGCCGTCGGATGCATTGGATGAAACTGGCGGCGGAAGGGTCTACAATCACCCGTTCCACCAGTCTGCCGCCCGCCAGCTGTTCCAGTTTCTCATAGTACTCCTCATCCGTCTGCTGTCTGCCGCCATTTTCGGGCGCTCTGCTGTCGTAGTAGTATTCAGCAATGCGGATATATTTTCCTTCCCACTGGCCCCACAGCCCCATTGACATGGGGTTTGCGGTACCATAGTCACAGCTGATCCAGTAGCGGACGTAGCGCCTGTTCTCTTCCGGCAGCAGATGTCTTTGGGGATCAAACATGGGATACACCAGCCCCTGAGAGGCACACCATTCTCCCAGGATATATCTGCGGTGGAATACGCCGGTGTACATTCTCTCATACCGCTGGCGCATGGCTGTGGAAAGGCTTGGGTTGTCCGCCATGGTAAAGTGGAGCCGCAGCGCCCGCCGCTGTTCCGCCCGGCAGATCCATTCCTGGTAGAACCAGTGTCCGGGGCCTTCCGGGTTGCAGTTAAACCAAAATCGTGATCCTTCCACACTGCATCGGGCCAGGGCCTGCTCCACAAAGCTGCGGGGCATCAGCGCCGCCTCATCCAGCAGCACTCCCGCCAGGGTCATCCCCTGAATATAAGCGGCACTCCCCTCATCTTTCCCTCCGAACAGGTGGAACCGATTTTGCCGTCCCTGCCAGGACACCAGCAGCACTCCCCTGCTCACCTGTTCCCGGCATTCCATCACCGATGACATCGCCCTCAGCAAGGGGATTATGACATTGCGCCGCACTCCTGCCGCTGTTTTTCCGCAGATTGCCAGATCCTTCTGATCGTAGGTGGTCATGGCCCACAGCAGAAAGGAGATGGACATTGCCAGGGTTTTGCCGGAGCGAACGCTGCCATCGCAGATAACAGCGTCATACCGGTCCTTTGTTTCCGGGGCCAGCCACCAGGTCATCACCTGCATTTGCCGTGGGCTAAATCGCAGGAACATGACCCCACACCTCCTTTGCCCCCTGCCGCAATGCCTCAAGGAGGGACTCATCCTCTTCTCCCCGATCCTGCTCATTCATCTGCCGGCTCAGTTCAAAATACAGCTTGATGGCGGAAACATTGCCTCCCTCGCACTGGGCCACCAGAGCCTCCCAAATCCGCTGCCGTTCCCCCTGGGGGGTGGTATATCTTTCCGTCAACTGCTGGAGATAGCTCTGGAATTTTGGATCATTTCTCCATCGGCACAGCGTACTTACCGGAACCTCCAACAGCTCGCTCATTTCCCGCAGCGTCCGGTGATCATCCGGCCGTGCAAGCATCCGGGCCGCCTGACGTTGTTTCTCGCTGTATTCTGTCAGCAT